TGCATTGCACTGAAGAGACTACCACCGAACATACCTGCTACACCTGCCATATGGAAAGGATGCATTAGGATGTTGTGTTCTGCTTGGAACACGAACATAAAGTTGAACGTACCTGATATACCTAGAGGCATTCCATCAGAGAATGAACCTTGACCGAATGGGTATACAAGGAATACAGCGAATGCTGCTGATACTGGTGCTGAATATGCTACGCAAATCCAAGGTCTCATACCTAGTCTGTATGATAGTTCCCATTGTCTTCCCATGTATGCTGAGATACCGATTAGGAAGTGGAAGATTACCAACTGGTAAGGACCACCATTATACAACCACTCATCTACTGTTGCTGCTTCCCAGATTGGGTAGAAGTGTAGACCAATAGCGTTTGATGAAGGAACAACTGCACCAGAGATGATGTTGTTTCCATACATTAGAGCACCTGCTACAGGTTCTCTAATTCCGTCGATATCGACAGGAGGTGCTGCGATGAACGCAACTACGAAACATGCTGCTGCTGCGAGCAAACATGGGATCATGAGTACACCAAACCAACCAACATAAAGTCTGTTGTTTGTAGAGGTAACCCATTCGCAGAACTCAGGCCAGCCTTGTAGAAGACCACCTTGTCTGCCTTGTCTTGAAAGAGTTGTCATTAGGACGTTAAATAAGTAGGGCTCAAAGGGTAGAGCGATACTATATTTCCATCAATCCCTTCACTGATGGATATGAGAGACGTAATTTATCCTCCCATAGGTCTCGGTTAAGCGGGAGCATTAAAAAAGTGAGGAAATCCTCACCATGTATATTATATATGAAGTTTTGTAACCTTGTCAAGGGGTATTGTATATAACATTCCTTAATGAATAATATAAGTTTGTCTTATTGAGTGTTAATACTTATTCTCTGATCCTCCTATCCTACTCATCATTCTTGTGCAGAAATCATACATCTGTTGATGAATAGAAATGTCACATGATTCATATACAGGGTCTTCTATGTATTTTGTTCCTTTTAAAGGGTTGTCATCAAACCATCCATCATAAGGTAATTTGTCTGATGCGGGTATTGTCATGTGTGTTTACGTACGGTTCCTTTTAATCCTGCCTCTTTTAGATACTTTCTGGCACCTGCTTGAGTGTCGAAGATTTTTGCGAATCTTTTATCGGGATTCCATCCAGTATGTGAGACTAAGTATTCAATTACTTTATCTTCAGTCCTTCGGGTTGCTACCCATACGGAAGTGTTATTTGGATCTGCTGCCATGATTAATTACACGTTATCATAAGATTATTTATAAAAAAAGAGGAAATTAAATTTCCTCTTTTATCTCTATAACTATTCTGTTTTTACTATAATCTGCTTTAAACTCTAACTCTGCATCATGATCCCACATTAACTCTTCATAGAGCATGTTAAGTGTTTCCATATCTTTATACAAGTCTGTAGGTTGTGGCATCTCCTTTCTCCCATGATGCTAATAAAATATTATTTATGCTCCTTGGGGTGCGTAGTCATAAACTGGAGTCATTACTCCACCGCCACCATCATCGTCATCATCGTCATCGTCCCATGGGAGATCGCCAAGCATGAAGTAACTAACAATGAAGAGCGTTATGACAGGCATAAACGGAAACAACATTGTGTGCACCCAAGTTTGTTGATCAACGTACATTAAATTAGACCGTGAGCGTATACAGGTAATCCAACAGTTGCTGTTAGACCTGTAGCAAACAAGAATGTTATAAACGGAATGTATTTAACTGACATTGGTCTTTTGTAAACCTCCATTACATCGTGGTATGATTGTGAAAATTGATCTGACATTAGAAAATACCTGGTGCGATCCAACCAGTGAAACCATAGTTCACTACTGCTGCTAATAGACCAATCATTGCTAGTCTACCATTTAATTTTTCTGCAAATATCCAATGTTTCATTATACAAAACCTGGAATGATTTGACCTGTTGTTAAGTAAGCACCTAGTGCAGCAATGATGCCGAGCATAGCAAATCTGCCATTTAGTTTCTCAGCAACTATTTTTTGTGCTTCTACTTCTTTTTTGTTTGATGGATACATTAGAAGATACCTGGAATGATTTGTCCTGTTGTAACGTAAGCACCAACTGCTGCTACAAAACCAAGCATTGCTGCCCATCCGTTAAATCTTTCTGCTTCTGGAGTCATGATAGTGTTCCTATTGTGTGTTGAATTTGTGATTGTAAATTGTGAATCAAATTTCATCGTTAGAATCCTAAGATCCCACCGAAGAAGAAGTTACCTGTAGTAACGTAAGAAATGAAACCCGCAACTAAACCAAGCATTGCCCATCTACCATTGATTTTTTCTGCATTTTTTGCATAAGATTCATAGGAGATGCTCTCATCTATGTAAGGACGAGTTTCAGTTGGAAACATGTTTTGTCTTCCGCCTGATTCAGTTGTTGTTGTCATTTTGTTTAGTTTTATTAAGAACTGTTACAATTATATATAATAATTTAACATTTGTCAAGCATCTGAATGATAAAGATTTCTTATGGCAATCATAAGTCATTAAAAAAGCACCCCTGTGAAAGAGTGCTTTAGGACTTAGGACTAGGACTATGAGTTGCTTTCGCGCCTAACACCATCCAGTTTAACGTCTATTGGCAAAGACGGGATTTATCCATATGTCAGGATATTATAATGTTTTCTGGTTGGATTTACAATAGGTTTCTTTAAACGAACCGTTTTATATATCCTCAATAGTAACTCAGAACTCATTGGTGAGGGTAAGCTGCTACTTCTGGATCTGGATCTAACCATTTAGTGTATTCAAAGTCTTCAATAGCATAGTCTAATTGAACTGAATTGTCAAGGAGATACATGTCATTGTATTGACGTGTCCACTCATTCATTTTTTGAATACGGTAATCAGGTTTACCATTCAGTTCAATGGTTCCCTTTTGCACATAGCGGTAGGGGAACCTTTCAAGGATAACATCAGTTTGTGTCATAATAAAAATCCTGTTCAAGTTCAGACAGGAGGATGTCATAGTTTTCATCTACGTCACCGTAGAACTGGACTCCTCTGTCCTCATAATATCGTACAAGTTTATTATACACCAAAGGGTGTTCGGTGTCAAGTATTACGTTACCTTCAATCGCATCTAAAATAGTCCTTTCGCATGTATCTTCCGAGGATGTTTGAATTATAGTATGCAGGGATTCCATCTGACATTGCCTCCGTTAGTACGTTGTTAATGAAAAGTTGTCTGGTTTCTTCAAAGTTTACCATACCTTTCGCCTTATGTATACTTAATATCTCTCTTTTAAACTGTTCCTTTCCATACAATTTTATATCTTCTTTGAGTTCTGGGCAACTTCCATAATACTTCTTCCAATCAGATTCTGATTTAACTTTTCGTTTCTTTCCTTTTGGAGTTCGATGTTGGAAGAAGTACTTTCTTCCAATATATTTTCTCCCACTGTTAGTATTTGTAATACAGTAGACGAAACCGAAGAAATCATTAATATCGTCAGAAGTGAAAGTTGAACCTTTATATAACCAGGGATTTTCATAGTTAATCGCAGAGTCCGTCTTCGTCGTTGATGTCAAGGTAAGTAGTATGTTTATCACTATCACTACTTATACGATATGCACCAGTGTCTGAATAGACCTCAGATTTTAACTCTGCTATCGCAACCTCAAGGTCATGGATCAATGTTTTTAAATTTCTTTTCTTCATGAGTAATATTCTTGTAGGATTTGTAGAACTCTATCGAGTGAATAGTGTGCACCTGCTTTCCAGTCATTACTTGCACCGCCATGTTCATTATAAAGTTCGTGTTTGAGTCTGAAGATTCTCGGTTCGATATCAATCTTTCTCATTTGCCCTCTACCAGAGGGAGGATATCTGCGATTTATTTCTTCAGACATCCTTGTAGTTCCTGCCAGTCTTTATCAAACAGTTCAAGTCCTTTATCTGTAAGAATGTGTTTATACATCTTATTAAAAACAGGAACAGGGAGAGTGCAAATATCTGCTCCTACTCTGAAAGCAGCGGATACTTGTTGAACTTCTCTAACTGAGGCAGCGAGAACTTTAGTGTCTCGTCCATGAGTTGCAAATACATCTGCAATCTCCTCAATCAATTCGATTCCATCAAAAGAATTATCATATACTCTTCCAACAAAAGGTGAGACGTACGTTGCTCCTGCCTTAGATGAAAGAATTGCTTGTGCTGTTGAAAATACTAGTGTGACATTTACACTAACTTCATCGTTAGTGAGGTCTCTACATGCCTTAAGACCTTCTGGTGTGCACGGAACTTTAATTGTGATGTTAGGTCCAATGTCGATGTATTGTTCTGCCATGTCTAACATTTCTGTAGCGGTTTCACCCACCACTTCGGCAGAGATAGAAGCATGAAAGGGAAATATGTTTGATATTTCTTTTATGACTTCTATAGGATCTTGTCCTGCTTTTAACATAAGAGATGGGTTGGTAGTTACACCGTCAATTAAACCTGTCTCAAAAGCATTAGAGATCGTTTCGGCATCAGAACAATCCAGAAAAATTTTCATGGTGCTCCTTCGCATAATTCATAATATTTATTCTAACATAAAAAACCCCAGTCGTAAAGGACTAGGGTTTAAGTGTTTATCTTAACATAATTAAGATGTTATGTTCCAAGATTGTGCACCACCGAAATCTACCTTAAGGTAGACCCATTTGGCATAGTGCACACCACGATATGTTAAAAAAGCGAAGGTCTTGACTGGATCGTGAATCGTAGGATCATATTCGGGAAGACCATAATCCCACTCAAAGTTAATCTTTAGCAACTGCAGGTCTATTAAGAGGTAATAGGTGCAGTTCCAGATAAATTAAACTCATGAAAACGACAGACCCAAGGGATACGATCCCGATGGTTTGTAGTTCTGTCATGGTTAAGACTGGGATGCAAATTTACGCTCGACCTTTAAACCCCGATACATTAGTTCGTGATTATTGTTTCTTGCTTGCTCTGCAAGAACCTTTGCTTTGTATTCTTCAGCGTTATACTTAACGCCTCTGTAAGTAATTGTAGTCATGATTTTACTCCTAAAGTTAGTACGACTTTTTTAAGGTCCGTTCCTTTATTCGTTTGCGTCCTTACAATACAACCCTTGGGTCTCCCCAAAGTCATAGTATAGGTCTATAATCTCCTGTCTGTCTTCTTGCTTTAGGTCTGGATAGACCTTAGCACGATTGACAAGAGCATCAATGTCAGCACATGAAACTGTTACGATAGTTGCAGATGCGAGTAATGTTGAAATCATAAGGATGAACGCTCCGTTCCGCGAATTACTTGCGTCCAAGTTGCCAAGCTTCGCATTCTGGTTCTGATACTTTGGTATAGAAGTAATCTATAAGATACTCATGAGCATCCGAACTAAGATTCTCATCGCTGAGTATCTCAATTCTTGATTGATTCCATTCATTACATGACAGTTCCCAATGGGAAGCATCATGCTCTGCAAACATCAATACCAGTAGTGCGAGTCCGTGCATTGGATGAACGTTTGGTAACAACTGTTACCTGTACACTATATTTATATCATAGATTCCTGACAATTGTAGTTCACTACGATACATTTTTACACATTTAAGGATTATCTTTATCTTTTTTTAAGTCTTCGTGCAATCTTTTAGTCGCTTCCTTCCTAGCAGCAGTCCAGATCATATCAGTTACGTCTGGACTATAGTCATTACCTGACTCTACTAGATCATTATACTGTTTATCTAACCACTCTGAGTTTTCAGCAGCTGCGAGTTGTGCTGCTATCTCTTCTTCTGGTCTAGGATTAGAGAGAGAATCCTGCGAATGTGTCTTTTTTGACATCTTGTTTGATACCTCCAACAATGTAAGATTCAATTTCTGTCTCTTGTGGTGCGTTCTGTTGCCCTTTACTATTTAACCAGTGCTGAGTCCATGGTAATGGATTGTTTCTAGCAACTTGATCAAAGATAGGATCAATACCAATCGCTTTCATACGACGATTAGCAATCCACTCAACATAATTTTGTAATAGTTTCTCGTTAAGTCCAATCATACTACCTTCTTTGAATAGGTAGTTTGCCCATGCCTTCTCTTCCTCAACAGTTTTCTTAAACATTTCTACGATTACTGGTTTTTCTTCTTTGGCAATTTTTTGCATTTCTTCATCGTCTCCTTTTGCCCAGTTCTTGAGGATATTTTGTGTGATAACCAAGTGTTGACTTTCATCTCTTG